CGTTGCCGCTGGCTACTGTGCTAATATTACCAGCTGTAACTGTGCATCTGTAAGCAGTAGCACCAGCTGTTGGAGTGCCTGTTACATTATTTGTAACAACATACCCCTTACGAAGAACAGTAACTTTGCCACCTTTTTGAACTTCATTTTTGTGTTGATTTAAATGAGTTCTAGTAAGGTCTTTATTAACAACATCATTAAGTAGAACGCCAACTGGAACGCCAGTTGTGGCATACTTAACTAGATTCACACCCTGATCCATAGCTGCGCCAGAACCGGCTGTGTCGTACACAACAACGCCACCGCGAGTAGCGGTACCAGCATTGTAAAAGAAACTGATATCAGTTTGAAGCTCATATCTATCTGATTTTAGGGCCATAGTATTTTCTCCTTTAAAAATTACTTACGAAGTACGTTTTCTTCAATCCACGCAGCTACGCTGGCTCTTGTGGATTCTAATTCATCGTTATCGTTAGACGCATCGACTAAGGTAGCCTCTGATGTTTCAAGACCTTCTAAAAGCTCTGGAGTAACTTCTGCTTCTGTTTTTTCAGCAGAATCTACTTCAGCTGTCTTTTTTTCCATCGTTGGCTTTTCTTCTTTATCTTCTTTCTTCGTCACGTACTTTGATTTTTGCTTATTGTACATGGCGACGATAGATTCAAAAGTCGAATCATCTAAATTGTCATATAAGTTTAATGACTCTTCAGCTTCGGCTTCTTCAAAGCCAGCCTTAACGAGCATATCTTTACGACCACGATTACGTTCTGTTTTCTTCATGTCTTCAACAGCTGCTGTGAGACTTGTTAGCTGTTCGTCTCTAGCAGCGATTGTGGCATTAAGATCAGAAATAGTGTTATTTAAAGCCTGTACTTGCTCTTCCAGAGTCTTAATTGTCTCTGCTTGAGTCTTTACAGTATCTTCAAAACCAGAAATAGTTTCAGCATATTCTTTATCTTTAGCAGCTTCTATCTGCGCACGAATAGCTTTATTCTCTTCCTTTGCAGAAGCAAGCTCGCTACGAACATCTGCTAGCTGCTTCTCTAAAATATTTTCAGACATGTTTTTTTCTCCTAAACTAGTATTACCAATTAAACTTGTCTCACGAACAGAGAAAGCTTTGCTAGCATCAAGAATAATACTTCTTGGATTTGCTGGTTTAGAAACTAGCCCTTTACCAGAAAAAGAAATATCTCTTAATGACCTACCAATTTTATAGCCTTCATACTCTCCTGTTCCACCATACGCTCTTAAATGCTTTGTTAAAAATGCAGAATCTTCGCTTCTAGCAATTACTTTTGCATTTCCGCGATTATCGACAACTGCATAATCAAATCCAGCAAATAAACATTCCATTGATACGAACCACTTTCCTTCTTCTATCTCTTGTATTATTTTATTCATTCTTTCGCGATTATCTGGATTAGTCCAACTATTATAAATAACTGCTTCAGTTATAATATCAAAATCGCTAGGAAATGAGTTATCATCTTCTGCTACTGTTGAGCCATCTTTGTTTATAACATAGCTACCAGTAATATGTCCAATAATATCATTTTCATTATGCATGAAATTAAATTGTTTATCTTCTGGCGAGTGACGAGCAGCCCATGTTTGTTCTGGCGCAAAAACGTCATCATTCTTATTCCAACCAGTTGATACTAATACCGATTTAATATAATATAAATCTATTTGTTTTGGATTAGCACTTGATGCTTTTATTTTTTCAATATATGATGGTGGCGTATGTTGTGAATCTGATATTATTGCTGGCGAACAATATGCAATAGAGTTTTGTGCCTTTATTGCTTCGGCTACGCCGTCTAATATTTCTTGTGCATATATTTTCATTATATAAAATTCCCTTTTAATGAAGTATACACAAAATTTTAAATTTTACGTATTTTAAAGCATTTTAGATTGCACATATAATCCAACAATATATTTTCTATATGTTTCAATATTCATGTCTTGAGATGACGGTAGATGTTGTTCAAATTCTTTTGGTGCTTTTAGATTAGACTTTAACATAGCATTAATACGCTCATTTGTAACTTCTTCCATTGGATTTAAATTAGTAAATATATCTAATTTTAATTTTTCTAAATTGTCGAATTGTGCCTTTGTTAACTGTCTTAAATTAGCTTTATTATTAACAGATAAATAAGCATTTGTGATTGTATTAGAAACAAAAGACCAAGCTTTATCTGACCATACAAATAATTCAGCAACGCCAGGAGTAGATCTTGGTTTAGTAGACCTTTCTTGGCGTGGCGATGAGTCTTTAGAAAATGGTGGGCGACCATTATTGCTAGATGGCTTGGGCTGATTAGATAATCCTGATGGTGATTTTGTGGGAGCAATGGGCAATTCTACACTTGTTTCTAGGCCAACATCTTCTGGAGTAACCTGATTTGTTTGTAAGGCAATCTTTTCAAGATTTTCTTTATGCTGTGGCGTATGGAATGGCCCAGCCTTTGGAACGTCTTCTCTAGATTCGACTTCTCTTTTTATTCTAATAGTTTCTATTTGGGGAATTTCTTTGAATCTTTCTAAGAGCGTTTCATGGCTAATAATATCTCTATCTGCTAACTGTATTAGTAAATTCTTTTCTGCTGCTTCGTCGGATAATGTCATTTGATCAAAATGTATATGAGCCTTATATCTAAAGCCCATAGACTTTCTTACAATCTCAAGTTCTTTTTCCCAAAATTGTATTAGTAAGTCTCGACCATATTGTAATCTTTCTACTAATGTTTTTAGAGATATAAAGTTATTTGTAAAACCGCCACCATTTGTTGCCATTCCAGTTAGAGTTGGAGGAACACCAAGCCCAGCATATATACTATTTAATACAGAAGTATATTTTTCTGATCCAAGAAATTTATATACTTCACTGCTTGACTCTTTAAATGATAACTCTGGACCCCAAACAAGTTCCATTGTGCCGCCACCAACATTACTTGCTAGTATATCTCTTAGTTTATTTATAGCTGACTTATTAGGAAGTATTTTGTGTTCTAGATTGCCAAGTGTCCATAATCTAATATTTGAAATAGCGCCATCTAAAGCTGACATATCTGCTAATCTCATTTTTTCTAACATGATAATATCATCTAAAATGGCATAAATCATAGGATTAGCCCATTGCTTCCAATCATCTTTCTTGTAGTAAAAGACGGATAATCTTTCTGCATCAAGAGGAATTTCTTTTTCGCCCCTTTTAAGTGCTTGTTTAATATTTGGTGGTAATGTATCTAAAACGTGATTTGGTATATCGTTGCTAGTAAATTTATCTAGAAACGAATTTGTTGTGATGGTATAGTTTTTTAGTCCCATAAAAAGTGACATATTGCCATCTTTTAACTTAACAGTCAAAGGATTAAAGAAATTGTATCTCCAAGGTATTTCATTCTTTGTAAGATTTGGGATTTCAACGCGAATATCACTTGATAAAGATTTCATATATGTATTAAGCTGCGGAGTTACCTTCGCGTAGCTTCTATACATAATTACATTGCCACACTTATACAAATTATTTAAAAATCGTTCTGATCTCTCCTTGCCGTGAACGCTCCTAAACCATTGTTGATAGAATTTTTCAACACTTTTATTCTGATGAACAATATTAATACCTTGACTCCCAAAGTCGCCCATCAAGTCAATAATGTTTCTAATAATACCAACCTTATCATATGCATCCATGCACATTTTGATAACGCTACGCTGCTCATTTGGAACAGCCTCATTGGGTCTGAATGAATAGTAATCATTATGACCAAAATATGGCTTTACAGATCTATTTGGTTCTATATCAATAAAATGACGATAATGATTTCCTTGTGTTTTTGAATGTCCACTGTATGCTTCTACATTATCAGAAAATCGATCTAACGCTTCGGCTTTACTTAAGCTATTAGAATCATCCCACGTTATTAGTTTATCATCATTCATATTGTTTTCCATGTAATTAGATTATCAATTGGATTAAACAGTTATTAATACACATTTTTCATATTATCTGAAAACCAACTAGGTCCAGAATACAATTTTGTATCGTTTTCATTATTTTTTTCTACAACCCCATGTGCGAATCCACCATAAAAGTTATATACTTCTGGCTCTGGAGTTCTTTGCAATGTTCTAGCTGCCATATTAGCCATTAATAAAGCTGAATATCTATCTTTGCGCATTTTTTTCTTTTTGCCAGTACCAACTATAACCTCTGGAGTATCCCATCTATCTCTACCATTATTAGTCTGAGTCATCTGTATCATAGATAACTCGTCTTTCAGTTCTTCTATTTCAATTACGCACTCTTCTAATGTGTCGTACATTCTGTTTTTCATAAAGTCTTCAGAAGAAGACAAACCAAGACTTATTGCATCAAAAAATGGAAATATTAAAACTTTATCTTCGAAGTCTTTTCTCATTCCATGATTAGCTTCTGCTAGCCATTCATGTTTAGCAAATTGGCACATTTCTAAAATATGTAAACCCCTTTCATCATCCGTATCTTTAGGCTTATCTGGATCAATAGTTGGCCATATTGCAAGTTCTCCATTTTTTAATTTATCTATATCATGAAGAGATTCCATGATCGCAATACCGCCACCCTGTGCGTCTATAGAAATATGTATACATGGAAATAAAATCATTAAATCTCTAATTTTTCTAGCGCAATACGAATAAAAATCTGTTTCAGATGAATATCCTTTTTTGACTCTTTCTTTGTGCTCTGATCTAGTTGTTGTCCAACAGTGAACTATTCTTCTATGGTCTGGATTTGCCTCTAAAACGACAATACTAAAATTATCAACTTCTGATGCTGGATCTACTCCAAATACATATTTTTTATTTGGATCTC